AGGAGTATGGTGATACTTAACAACACTCTCCTGTTTTTTCAAGAAAGAAAGAGGCACAAATTGATATTGACCATCTAGACTTTCAAAGAAGACATAGTCACAGGCTTCTGGCATAACTTCTGCTGAAGATCTTTTAGCAAGCCAACTAACCGTATACATTGGATTCCAATTGGGTACGATAATGTTTCTATTTCCTAATGTAGGGCAAGCGTTGACTGGTACACCAAAAGTATCTTGCATGATTGCTACTACCATGTCACTATACGGCATATCATTAAATGCTCTTGATATTCTTAATTGAGAATTCTGATATACCGTAGGAGATACAAATTCAAGACGGATGAGTGTACTTCCATCTCCTTGCATCTTTACTTCACTTGCTACCTTGTAAATAACAAATTCCTTAGTAAGAAATGTGTTTTGAGTATCTTCTCCTGGCGTAGCAAAAGTAATCTTTAGTTTTTCTCGTCCTGTGATTTGCAGATATCGAGACAAATTCAAAGCATCAACTAAGACTATAAATCCCGACAGTCCGTTTGCAAAGATATCCTCGTAGATGTTCATGGAAATAAACTGCGAACGAACATCAAGTATTGCACCTGCTGCTGATTCAATAGTAATAGAATCAATGAGTACATCACCAGGATTGAGAATTTTGAAATTAGGTATTGCCATTTTTATTCAAACAAGGATCGGAATTGAGTAACAATTGAACTCATGAAATCTGGCTTAATTACTCGAATAGAACGCTTCTTGTCGTTATCTTTGAATTCCTGCGTTCTATTTGATATGGCAAGTGTTTCAACAAATTCAATGCCAGAAACATATCGATTGAGAACTGATGATGGATTTAATGGATCACTCGGAGGACCGTTTCGTGGATCAAGAACATTACCATCACTATCTTCAAAATGATTGACTCCATATTCATGGGGAACTATCTTTGAGAATGCAAACAACTTTGAGGTATCCCCATCAATATAAATGCGAGCAAAATCATCAGTTGAAAGCGGAGAATCAATAGTAGAATCAAACAATGAAGCCTGTTCTCCACCTATTACTATACAGTTATAAGTTGGATCCCAATTGATTATGTTTGCAGTAATCGTAGTACCATCAGTCAATATCTGACTTATTGTGGTTGCACCTTTAAGCACGGTGGTATCCTGCAACTGAAATGTATTTGGAATTCTTGCTGAATCAGGATAGTACAACGCATAACCTTTGTACTTTGCCTGTAATTTACTTTCAAGTTCAGCAGAAGATAAAGGCCATTCAAATATTGGATCATGAATTTCATTGAACATCAAGATTGTCCAATGCAAATCGGTACGATCATATATTCTGTGAGAGAGGGTCTCTGGTCGTTCGCCATCTTGAATTTCATAGGGCAACGAGGTCAATGCTGAATTCTTGAAATACTCATTGATTTTTGCACGAACAGTAATATCCTTGACTGTAATTACTTTGGTAAAATCAGTAGGATCGTTTATATACGAAATAGATGGAAAGTATGTAAAGTATGGCATAGGTTAGAAGCCTTGATCTATTCTTTCCTGTGTAAGGATTTCGAGTTCACTGAAACCAATAGACAATTCAATCTTAGTTGGTGCTGCGCCTACCTCATCTGGCTTAAATGTGGTAAAGGGATTGGTTCCATACTTCACCGTAATGTCTGTCAGCGCACAACGAGCAATTCTAAACAGATAAAGATTTTCTCTATCTGTGTTGACATAGGTTACTCTGAATTCTGCGGGAAAGTCTAAGAAACGACCACCAAGAGCGCGAGATGGAAGAGCATATCTCTTGAGTGTTCGTATAATTGCATATACTTCTTCGACTTCTTTTTGGCTTCTTGGCATAAATTCAAAGGCATATGTGAAGGATCTTCTATCAACACTTTCAAACAGTTGCAGCATAAATGGATTTTTTGCCTTCCTATGCTGACCTGCTTCGACTAATTGCTCAAGATTAGTCTTGCCTTCAAGTCCCATATTATCTCCAAGTGTGTCAAGTTTTTCGCCAAGTTCTTTGACTACATTCATAGCCATTTGCTTGCTTATGGCTTCCGATGCTGCCTTTGTAGACTCATCCATACCACCATTGGTAGCCATACTTGCGAGATTCTTTACTCCACCCTGAACCAGAGTTGACATTTGACCAATCTTTGTAAAATCAGCCTCTTTGTAAGTTGCTTTATACGAAGTCTCAATACCGTTTCCTGGCATATACAGACAGATTGTCTTATTTGCTCGTTTCATGGATCCTGCAATTCCAAGAGCCTCTTGAACAAATCCCTCTTCTCCTTTTCCAAGAGTCTCAAAATTTTGCCCTCCTGCCTTTATTACTTGTGACAATGTATCTTTGGCAATTCCCGAGGTAATAAAATTTGCACCTTTCAGTACTTTTCCGACATTTCCCCCTTTTACTGGATCGAAAAAGTCTTTTCCACCAAGTAAACCAGCGATTGCTATTGCCTCTGGTAATAGGGTTTTGGCGGCACCTATTACAGATGCGGCTTTCTTGGATAAGGCAGATTTGGATTGCGCTTCCGAAGCAAATATGGGTTTTGTACTATGCTCCCCGTGAAGCCCATGTCCCTTATTTTCAAATATGTCAATTACCATAAAGTTTTGATGTTCGGGGCTATCGCCCAAATCAAAGGGATATCTATAGAAAGATTTCTCTTCAGGAGAATAAGGTACCGCAGATGATCGACTCATATCACGATCTGCTTCACCGTCTGATGTCCCCTTAAAGGCTCTTCCGTTTCCGTATAACCGTTGGATAAAGTTGGATGATTCCAAGTTTGGTCTCCTATTATTGTTATTTAGTGTAATCTGCTAAATACAAAATTGAGGAGAACTCCTATTTCTAAAGGCAGTTACAAAGGTTTCTATACCCCATCTAATCCGCACAAATATAGCGGTGATCCGAAGAACTGTGTCTATCGGTCGCTATGGGAAAGGCGGTTCATGGTTTTCTGTGATAATAATCCCAATGTGGTGGGATGGTCATCTGAGGAGGTAGTGATTCCGTATCGATCTCCGTTTGATAATAAGATACATCGCTATTTTGTAGACTTTTGGATCAAGACCAAGACTAAGGAAGGGGTGGAGGAGAACACCCTGATTGAAATTAAGCCAAAAAAGAAGACCATACAGCCCACAATGCCCTCAGGCGTGGGTGCGCGGGTGAGTAGAGGAAAACTAACCGAAGTTAGGGATTGGATGGTCAATAGTGCCAAATGGGAGGCTGCGCGGGAGTTTTGCGCGGATCGCAAGTGGAAGTTTCAAATTCTCACAGAGGATGACATTTTCGGAGCCAAAAAATGAGCCAAAAAGATGCAATCCAAGTTCTAAGGAAGATGTTTGCCGAGGGAATAAATGTAACTTCCCCCAAGGCTACCGAATGGCTGCGAAAGAACCTAACAAATATCGGTACGGTCAATCCGCTAAGTATTATTAATACATCAGGAACAGAAGGTTCAATTGTACAGTTTACGCCAGGAAAACTATATCTTTTTGGATATAATCCTAAAACTAAGAATGAACTGCCTTACTATGACTCGTTTCCTATGATATTGCTGTTGGATTATACTGAAAATGGATTCATAGGACTAAATTTTCATTATCTGTATCCAATAGATCGCCAGATGTTCTTTAATAAATTGGTTCGGTATGTAAACGATACAAAATTTGACAAAAATCCCGATGCCTATCTCAATGTATCTTATGCGAATATCAAAATAGCAAAGAATTCCTATTACAAACCAACAATCAAGCGATACTACTACAAAAATATAGTAACCAAGATAACAGAGATCCCCCCAATTTATTGGAAGTTCATGCTGTTTTTACCACTTGAACGATTCCAAAAAGAAGTTAAGGAAAGTGTCTGGAAAGAATCCAGAAGGAAAATCTAATGACATCAGTCGAAACCGCACTAACTCTATTCCCTAGTTACCGATCATCATTCTTTCCCCCTAATGTGGGAGCAACGCAGTTTAATCAAACTTCGTTGTATGGTGATTTTTTGTCGGACGCAGGTACAAAAGGGTTTGCGCTATCTCAACGCTTTCTTGTATTCATAGAAAGTCCTTGGCTTGATGAAAATTTTGCATTCAGATCATCTCAAATGGATAGGCAATTAACTCTTCGTGCATTCAGCGTAAATATTCCAAGTAAGATGTTTTCGACTCTTGAACGAGATATTGGCGGCCCAAAGCGAACTATTCCTTACACAGCAACTTTTGATGATAACCTGACTATTCAATTCTATTGTTCTAATGATATGGCAGAATTTGGATTTATGCAGAAATGGTTAGACGGAATCGTAGATCCTGTAACCAGATATGTGAGTTTCTATGATGACTTTGCTAAGAATTCCAAAATTACTCTTATCTTTGTTCCAAATTCAATGAAAACTATCGATCAGGTAGTGAGTGCCTATCAGGCGAACAAACTCAGAGGAATTCGGTATACAGAAATCTACCCAAGATCAATGACTGTCAATAGTACGATTGAGTGGACTGTATCGGGTAACCCAATGTTTACATCCGTATCTTTTGGATTTAGAGAAGCAGTAGATATTACCACATACGATCAAAGAGTCTCAGATGCATTGAAATCCTTAAGTTCCATTAATGCGGACATCCGTGCAGAAGAGATGATGGATGATTACTATAAGAATAATCCAGATCCAATCGCAGACTTCGGATCGCTAAAACAAGTACAGACTTCTCCAATTGTTGGCGAAGCCGAACAGAACGCAAGAGTGTTGGATCATATGAATGTACCCGCCGATGGTACGCCCATTGCCGATCAAGGTAATGTAGTCAACTATAGTTCAGCATCACCACCATTTCAAGGTGGTGGTGGTGGTGGGGGCGTAGGTGGTGGTC